GTTTGTAAGGGTTTTAGGATTCACAGGCTCATAACTTGTAAACTCACGCTAGGCTTTTCACAATCCCATAAGTGATAGCCTGGTCTGCCTTAATGGATAAAAGCAGAGCATTAGCGGAAGCCTTTTCGTTATTGAACAGCAGGCTTGACACCCCGGCGGCGGTAAACAAATTCTGCTCCGCTTCGGTTATGGTACCCCCGTCATTGCTGTAGTTCCTCTCGAAGCCAATCTTGTTAATCTCCAAAGGAGATAATACCGCCCCAATCTCATCAGGGAGAACCCCGGAAAGGTTGTTGAAAAACGAAGTCGCCTTGTCATAATCCATGACAAAGTTGCCATCCGCGTCCAGCCCCAGCTTCATAACCAGCATTGCGTAGTTCTCTAAAGCAGTTTTTGCCAGCTTTAGCTGTTTATAATCCTCTATGTCGTATATCTCCCGTAGGATTCCTACGAACGGGGGGATTGCGTATTTCAGTATGTCGTTGTTGCACTTGATAGCAAACGATGTCGGGGAGTCCAGCTCCTGCCAGCGGTTCTTCTGACGGTCTTGCTTATAAAGATTAAACTTAGCCTGAAATTCCGGAGGGTAGTTTTCTTCAAGTTTCTTCTCATTGTCAGCCGTGTTAAAATAAGAAAAATCAAAAGACGCATTAAGGACATTCCCCTCTATAGACGACACAGCGCAATAATCAGAGGGAAGCTGCTGAATTGTTATGTTGTCAGCAGTCACCCAAAGAGTGCCATAAAACACATCTTCCCTTAAACATACGGTAAGGATTTTAGGGAACTGGGTTTTAATACTCATAGCCGCGAGTGTATTCAGCACCCTGCGGTAGTTCCTGTTTATAGACTTCTTGTTCGCCGTATGCGGGTCAATGCGGTAAGGCGAAACTACATACGCCAAATCTGACAGCCCGGTAAAATACTGGATAAGCCGCCTAAAGTGCGGGCTTGCCCCGTAAATGTAAATTACAGCATCCCGAAGTTCCTTCTCATACCTATGCGGGTCTTGAAGATATGTAGCAATATCCTCTTTCGTATATTTTGCAAACACCGTAATAGGCTCGTACCCGTTAAGGTCACGAAGCCCAAGCCTGTTAAGTATTGCGAACCTAGCGGAAATGCTAAACCCGCCAAATGGGTTAAAGTCGTTCCTGATATTAGGTTCTCTGTCAGCCTGTTTATCAATAGATAAATCAGCGGGCGCTACCGGCTGTATAGAGCTGTTGTTATTACGCTGATTATTATAGTTACGCTTTCTCCTCGCCAAAAACGCACACCGCCTTTCTATTTAATCTTCGGGGCTTTGAACAGGAATTTATTTATTGAATCCCCCGCCTCGTTCCGTCTATTCATCTTTGCCTCCAACTGCGTAGCCACATAGAAGTTGTAACTCAGGCTGGAGTATCTGTCTTTCCTCATGCCGCTCTTTTCAAAAACTTTAATCTTCCCGCTCGTATCTTCGTGCTGTAAGTTAACAAGTTCGTTGATAAGGAGCGTAGTGTGAATATACGGCATCTGGACGGCTAACTTTTCACTTATGTCAAGATTGCTAAAACCTTTGACCGTATCGCCAAAAAGTAGCTCCGCATCGTACTCTGTTATCAGCAGGCGTATTTTCCCGCTTCGAAAACCCTCCCGTAATAACACGGCACACTCGGAATTGAGAGCCGCCGACCCTTTTATAGCCCATATAGCTTTCTCCGCTCCCCTTGAGGTACATCGGTCAGCCATAGTCGAATCATTGCAGCACGACAAGGCAGGGTAAATATCCCCCGTTTCGGGGTCTACGATATCCCGAACAAGAGCATCAAATACGGCCATGCCTACCCCGATGCAATCTAGGGCAAGATAATCGCAGCTATACTCGTGAAATAACCTGCGTATTATTAACGCCTGATCTTCCGTATGAAGACCTTCAACCGCATCGCAATATACGATATTGCTAGAATACCGCCCAGACTTGGACGGTATTAGTTGATTTATGAAGATAGCCGAAGCGTCATTCTTGTTTTTCTTACTGGACATAAGAGCTATATCAGCGGAAAGGATTCTCTTTTCCCCGTTCTTCTTTGGCTGAATCCGGAGCTTCTGATTATTCCCGACTTTCGCCGCCAGCCTGTCATGGAGCATAGGGTACTCTATACGGCGGTTCTTTGATATGGAATTAAAGTCAAAGAAAGTTCCGTCAGCGTCGCCATAAAATTCAGCTTCCATTTCCATTTTGAATTTGACTTCATTGAAGTCAGACTCCATCATTTCATCCGCTATTACTTCAGGGAACTGCATCTCCTCCTGTAAGGCAAGGTGATAAGGAAGCCCGCAAACAAAATAACGCCGCCTATCGTCCAGCATAAACTTGAAGTTGTCCAATGCCCTTGTATAGCTCCAATGGTCTTTGAAAAACGCAGACGATAAATACAAGGTTTTATTATACTCTTTAAGATGTTTATATTTATCTTTTCTTAGATACCCCGGCGTTCTAGGGTTTGTTAAAAACTTTCTAAGAATCGTATCAATGACATCCTTAGACACAAGGCGATACTCGTCTATGACCAGAATGTTAGCCCTGTTTGACCTAGCTGATTCGCCAGCCGTAACAATCTTAATTAGCGAACCGTTATGAAAACCAATCTGCCCTATAGTGCTGCCGATTTTAACTTGCTTATCGTCAATCTCAGCCGCGAGCTCCCTTGACTTAGGCTTCAGCTCGTTCATAATTTTCTCTAAGACTACCGTAGCCTGACCCCTTGTGCCGGAAGCCACGCAGATTGTCGTCCCCGGATAAAGAATACACCGTATGACACAAAACACGGCGCAAAGATAAGTTTTACCAAGCCCACGGCAAGCAATGAAAACAAACGATATACACCAGTCCATCATTACTAACAGGACTTGTTGGAATAAATGTAGGTTAAGATGAAGATAGTCTCTGGCAAAGAGATGAACATTTTTCCTGTAGAACCCGGCGGATTTTGCAGCACCCCTCATTATCCGCTCGTGTCTAGTAGCTGCGCTCATGCCGTATCACCGAAGATGTTGGCGATAACGACATCATCATCTTCGTCCTCATATTCGGGCATATCCACACGGTATTTTTCAATAGCTTGTTCATAAAGGGTTGAGTGCATATTCTTTACGCCAAGCAGTTTGCTTATATGCCCGAAGAACCACGTTGACACCAGTTTGATAATTCCATTCTCGTCAGGACTTTCGGGTATAGGATCTTCGTCTTCCCAGCGCCGAATCCATACACCGAAAGGCGTTGTCTCAAAACCCGCGTTAGCCTCTTCTCGCTTTCTCTGCTGCGGCTTTAGGTTTGCGCTGCCTAGCAAGGCGTTAAGGGAATTAACGTGTTTGTCAATTGGCTTCCCGGCTGCCGTGTCCCTGTTTATCGTTGCTTCTAAGATACAGATTTGTTTATATAGGGCGCGTTCGCTGGGGTTAAGCTCGCGGTTCCCGCCAGTCCAGCTTTTATATCTTTGCTCCAGTTCGTGATAAAGCGGATCGGTAAACCCGCCGCCCCAGAAAACCTTTGCCTTGGCGCTCACTTTTATTTCCGCGCCCGTATCGGCATTAGGTTCTGTTGGTTCGGTTTTTTCATCCGTGTCCATGTTATCAATATCGCGGCTAGACCAAAGCTCATCCGCCTCCCTTAACGTATCGTCATATGACATATTGACATACTTAATGCCGTTAATGCTAGACACATACGCGGCAGGGATTGACCGGGGGATAGACGTTAACTCGATGCGCTCGTATATCTTCTGGTTCCAGTATAAGTCCAGTTTTCTACAGACTTGTTTCATAGCCTCCATTGCGTTTCCGCACTCTTGGAAAAATTCTACATAAAGAGCATTGACGCATTTTATGCACCAAGGAAGTCTCCCCAAGCCCCTATATAAAAAAGCATGACTAACAAAAAACGTGCCTCTTTCCTTGACGCACGTTAAACCACACTTGAAACATATATTTGACCTGTTGCTTACTTCTATACCAGCCAAGTCAACCACCATCCTTCTGATCTAGCTCCCAGAGCTTTACGGCCAGTTTAAGGCTCTTGCCCGGTGTGAACTTAGGCACATACCTAGCCTCAACCTCACACTCCTTGCCGTAGTAAGGGTCTTTTGTTTTTCTAGCAGCCCTATAGTGCGGTTCTAAAACACCAAAGCCGCGAAGCTCCATCTTACCACCAATTCTCAAAATATCTTCGGCTGTCGTAACAAAAGCATCCATAATAGCTACTACGTCATCTTGCGTATAGTTCACACTTTTATCTACGCGCCGGACATGAAACTCGCAGTCATTGCCGTCTTTATCAGAAATGGTAAACGTGTGCCGTGGAATAGTAATTGGCTTTATCATTCCGGTTATTTTTAGTTTTTTTGTTATATGTTCTACGATTTCCCTTTTGTTCATTTAACAGAAACACCACCTTTCGGTATTAACACAAGGGCTACTGTTTGTTGTTCTTTACATTGATAAAAAAGTATGTTATAAATGATACTATCTTTCTTAGTATCGGAGGTTAAAATGGCTCTAATAAATTGTCCTGAGTGCAACAGAGAAGTCTCTGATAAAGCACAAAGCTGTCCGGGATGCGGTATGCCATTAGAGATGCCGCCAAAAGAAAAACTTATTAACCCTTCCATCTCAAAAAAAAATAAAGGGAAACTATATTTTATCATAACAATAATAGTCATTGTTTTTATTGGGGCAGGTATCGCTATCACCCTCTTCATCCAAAATAGCAACGCGGAAAAGGCTAGGGCGGAGGAGGAGAAAAGAATAGAGTCACTAAGATTAGAGGAAGAGAGGATTGCAGAAGAGCAAAGACTAAGCGAGGAGAGGTTCGTGCTGTATGGCCTTGGTATTACGTCAGCTACTATTAATATGAATGAAACTATGGCAATTCTCGAAGATATGACTGCCGAAGTCAGTATACTTTGGGCAACAGCAGTTACCACAGGGAATGACTACAATAAAGCTCTTAGAGATTT